TCCATGTTCAGGAGCAAAACTGTGTTTTGAACAGCTTGTACTGGTGCTACGGGTGGAGCGAATCCGCCGGTGTAGAGTGCTTGACCTTTGATGATACGGAAATCAGAAATGTATCCGGGCAAAAAGCTCGATCCGGCTTGCGACGCCAAATACAACGTGCCTGTGTTGTAGTTCGTTGAATCGGTAACTGTTGCAATCAAAACACCGTTGATATAGAACGTGAACGATGTTCCTTTTCTGGAAATACCAATATGTGCCCACTGTCCAACCATGGCTGTTGAAGCCACGTTGACAATTTGTGTTGCGCCAATCCAGATACCAAACTTAACACCAGACGAATCAAAAATAAAACAACGCAGAACAGACCCTGCTGAACCGTATGCAAACGCAGTGAAATAAGCTCCACCAGTTGGCGCTGTAGGAAGATTTAGCCAGAAATCAATTGTGAAATCACCTGCACCAGGTAATGCGGCAGAAGCTGCAAGATTTATAGTATCACCAGTACCGTCAAAATAAGCCGAGCCACCATACAGTGCAGGTGTGTAATCGACGCCAGTTGTTGTGTTTGTAAAACCAAATGGGTTTTGTGTTCGTGCGCGTGCATCACCAGTGGTTGTTATGGCGAATGCGTTTGAACTGTTGTCTACGATTGTTGCTGATTGGCAAGTCAAGACACCTGTTCCAGACACTGCAGTCAATGGTGTTGTTGGCACAGTAAAGTTGGATGTGTAAACAGCAGTGCCTTTAACCAAACGCAAGTTGGAAATGTAACCTTGGTATGCAAGACTGCCGGTGGCTTGGTATGCACCGATACGCGTTACTGCCGCACTTGTTGCTTGCGTACCTACAGCAGCTGTAGAACCGGACTGTGTTCCGTTAATGAACAACTTCATGTTTGTGCCATCACTCACCAGAGCAAGGTGAGTCCACACGTTTAACGAAATTGGGTTTGTCGATACAATTAAGTTACCAACACCCGAACGGTCAATATAGACATAGTTGGTGCCAGTGATATTGATCTGCAAAAAGTTTGCAGTGGCCTGCGAATAAACATAGTTGTTTACTGCAACAGTGGGGTATACCCACATCTCAAGTGTCCAAGAGCCGGTCTGACTGAACACCGTGTTGTTTGCCAAGTCTAAATAATCACCACTACCGTCAAAGTACGTGCTGTACGAAACGGGTGCCTGAATAACAGGACTGAATGGACTGAAACGTTGAGCCGAAATAGTGTTTGAACTTGGCGTTATGGCGTAGTTGTTATTACTATTGTCGGCAAACCGGCTACTCTGGCAAGTTAACAACACTGTATTGGTGACCGCTGTAAGAGGAGCTGTCGGTGGTGTGAACACTGTGGTTCCAACCGTAGTTGATGTAGTTGTATAAACAGCTGTACCGTTGACAATTCGCAGGTTACTAATATATCCGGTTGTTCCCCACGCGGCGCTAATCCCGTAGTCTTTAGTACCAATAGCGGGTGCAGTCGATCCGGGACTAATGGCTCCGGTACCAAATGACCCGTTGTAGTAATCTAAAACACCGTTTAAGTATCCTCGCAATACAGAACCGCTTCGCGTCCAGACTACATGACTCCATGTATTTGTAGTAACTGTAGTTGCCCCTGTGATGCTAGAACCAATGTAAAAATAAATCTTACCAGCACCGCTACAACCAAATATCCATGCGGTTGCGGAACCACCTGACGCCCGTGCATCGAATATGCCCCAATCGCCCCCCGGGAAACTAATAGGGTATACCCATGCTTCCAGAGTAAAGTCACCCGTCAAATTGAAGTTGGTAGAGGATGGGCTTAATGTTGAAATCATCTGCCCACCAAAGTAGTTTGACCAGTTTGCACCGTATGGGCTGAATGAACCTTGTGTAGCATTACCGGCTTGAGCGACGATAAGGTTACTGCCGCTGTTGTCCACAAACTGTTTGTTTGCTGCAGGCTGATTTGTCTGACATGTCAGAAGCGTTGTTCCTGAAACAGCAGTTAATGGTGTTGCTGGTGGGGCAAAGTTGGCTGTGTAGAGTGCTGTGCCTTGCACAACACGCATGTTGGAGACATAACCTGTGAAGTTGTTAATACCAGACAGACCTGCATAGCCAATATTTGCTACACCGGGAGTGCTGAGGTTATACATTGTTGCACTGGTGCCAGCCAATGTGCCGTTGATATAAACCTTGTATGCAGCGCCATCACGTACTGCAACAATATGCGCCCAAGCGTTCAGAGGCACCACGGCTGATGTGGTAATCATCACCGTGCCCCAAGTCAGGAACACAACGTTTCCGCTTGAGTTCAAGCTCAAAATTACCTGAGTGTCCCCCGTTACAGTTGTGATGTTTCCAAAGATGGCTGCATACAGTGAACCCGGATACGCAGTTGTATATACCCACGTTTCAATCGTGAAGTTGGCTGTGCCAAATGTATATGTGCCTGAGGTTGTCAGGTAATCACCAGTACCATCAAGGTAAGTTGAACCCAAATACGTAGCAGTAACAGGTGTTGTTACCTGAGTGAATGGGCTTACTGGAATTGGACGTGCATCACCTGCACTTGTAATAGCAAATGCATTGGTTGAATTGTCTACTAAGGTTGCGTTTTGGCAAGTCAGAAGCGAGGTACCACTGATTGCAGTCAGATTGGCTGTGGGTGGTGTGAAGTTAGCTGTGTAAAGACCAGTGCCGGTTATAAACCGCATATTGGACATGTAGCCAGTAAAACCATTTGTGTTACTAATAGAAATTCCAATATAGGTTCCTACAGCGTTATAGGTTCCTGAATCTGCCGCAGAATAACCAGAAGTACCGTTAATAAACATTTTCAATGTCCCCGCACTACGACTAATCGCAATATGGTTCCATGTATTAAGGGTTACTGTATTTGTTGTAGCAATATCAGTTGGCAAATAAAAATGCAATGTGCCGTTTGTGGCAAGATAGATTTGCCCAAATATTGCAGTACTGGTTGTTCTGAAATCAGCAATAACTTGTATGGCCGCTAGGGATGTTGGGTATATCCAGCACTCAATTGTAAAAGCGCCTGTACCAAATTGTGCAGCGCTTGAAGAACAACTTAAATAATCACCAGTACCGTCAAAATACGTGCTGTACAGTGTGTTGACGTTTACAGTTGTTGGCGGTGTGAACGGTACAAACCCACGAACGGCGACATCACCAGCTTTTGTCAGGGCAAAGTTGTTTACGCTGTTGTCGATAAGACGGTTTGACTGGCACGTGAGCAACGACGTGTTGGCGATTGCAGTCAGGGGTGCTGTTGGGGGTGTGAAGTTGGCTGTGTAAACAGCTGTGCCCTTGACCAAACGCAAGTTGGAAATGTATCCATTGTACGCAACGCCTGTGCCTGTGTTATAGACTTCTCGACCAACTTGTGTAAATGTGCCGCTGTATTGAGCAGAATTTGTTGAAGTACTTTGTGCAACACCGTTTATATATCCAGTAATAGTTGTACCACTTCTAACAATAGCAATATGAGTCCAAGCGCCCACTACTACAGTTGCGCCTGTGCTTGTGTATATAGTTGCATTATTTCCATAAATAGTGATCTTTCCAGATGAATTGATAAAGAAAGCTATTCCTAAGTTGTAATCGTCACCAATACATAACAAAGGCTGGGACGCAGCCAAATTATTTAAGTTTATCCATGCCTCAACTGTGTAATCACCCGATAGCGTAGTTGTAGTGCCACCAGTGTAGGTTAACCAATCACCAGTACCATCAAAGTAGTTTGAATAATATCCGTCTGTATAAGGGTTGAAGTTGCTAGGTTTTGTATCGCCGACAATTGTCAGGACGTTGTTGTTAAGGCTGGCATCAGCGTTAAATGCTTGAGCAGGGGCAGTACCACTTAACAATAAAGAAACGTACTTCCACAGCGAATCACCGGTGACTACAGCTGCACGGTAAATGGCACGTAAGGCATGGGTCAAAAACATTAGGCTACATTCCCAACGGAAGCTCCGTAGATTGTTGAGTTAACTTTCCAAAGTTCAATAACACCGTACCCAGTGGTCGGCAGAGTCGGTGCAGTTCCACCCACCCATGTTACCGCCATTGTGGTCCAAGTAATAGTACTTGTTGTGCCAGCGACCATTAAAGTTACACTCTGCCCTGACAAAAAAGACGTTGCTGTTGGTGTTCGGCTTGCGCCTAGCGTCCAAGTCTGAATCGTGCCGTTTGCTGGGTTGATATCTACGGATGCTCCGTCGGTAATCGCAAACACCGTTTCATTGAACGCTGTACCAAGCGAGTTCACCTTGTTTGCAAATTTTGAAAAAATTGCTGCGATTGTCATTTGATTACCTCAAGAATTATTTCAGCTGGCGAACAACGATGGCTTGTCCAGAAAGCGGTGTGAATGTAAATGTTAACGTAGTACCCGTTACTGTGTAGTCCGATGTTGGGGCCATACAGACACCGTTCAAGAACACAAACAGATTGTCCACTGTGTAGCCCGTTGTGATCGTAAACGCAGTTGTTGTGCCGTCACCTGTGAATGTCTGAGTAGCTGCAGTTAATGATGTGCCTGCAGTACCTGTTGGACCTGTCGGGCCACTTGCACCTGCGCTACCTGTGGAACCTGTAGGGCCTGTAGGACCTGTAGGTGCAATGTTTGTAACTGTGTAGGCAATAGTTTCAACAATATCTCCAGCTGCGCATGGAGTTGCCAAGACAACGCTGGTTCCGTCCGTAGCTGTGTAATCGCTACCATTTAGGAACACACCGTTTTGGTACACCTCAACATAACCGACTGAGTATGTAACAGTAAACGTTGCTTGATTTGCCGTTGCTGTAAAACTTGTGCGGGTGTATGTTGTTGTTGCAGGAGTGCCAGCAGGACCTGTAGGACCGGAAGAGCCTACGCTACCAGTTGGGCCAGTAGGACCAGAGGTACCTTGAACACCTTGAATACCTTGGATACCCTGAGCACCTTGGGACCCCGTAGGACCTGTGGGCCCTTGAGCACCTTGCGGACCTGTAGGGCCAGCAGAACCTGCAGAACCTGCACTACCCGTAGGACCTGTTGGTCCAGCAGTGCCAGCTGAGCCTGAAGTACCCGTTGGGCCAGTAGGACCAGCAACAGTAGAAGCAGCACCTGTTGGGCCGGTAGGACCAGCAGAACCAGATGTACCTGTAGAACCTGTAGGTCCTGTGGGGCCAGAATCGCCCTGCACACCCTGGATACCTTGAATGCCCTGATTACCTTGTGGGCCTGTTGGACCCGTATTGCCTATACTACCAGTAGGACCAGTTGGGCCAGTGATGCTTGCGCCTGTAGCACCGGCAGGGCCTGTAGGTCCGGCAACTGTAGAAGCAGCTCCGGTTGGGCCTGTAGCACCTGTAGGTCCGGCAACACCCTGTGCGCCATCGAGATTGATTGTCCAATCTGCGTAAGTACCTGTGCCAGTGTTATTTACACAGTCAAAAACAAGTACACCGGTAGAACTGTTGTAAGAAACAACAGGACCATGCATGTGAGTGACTGTGTCACCGTTGTAGCTGACAATAATGTTCTGTGCTTCGGAATACGCAAGACCAGTACCAATTGTCAATGTTTTTTGCGCATTACTGACAGTCAGTGAGGTTGTACTAGTAGTCAGATAACGGTCACCGTTTAAGCCAGCTGCACCAGTGGGGCCTGTAGGTCCTGTAGCGCCTTGGTTACCTTGTGAACCTTGTGCGCCTGTGGGGCCTGTGGGGCCAGCATTACCTTGCACACCAGTTGGGCCAACGTTACCTTGGATACCCTGTGCACCCTGAATACCTTGAGGGCCAGTAGGACCAATGTCGCCAACTGTGCCCTGAGCACCCGTAGGACCTGTTGGACCTTGAATACCTTGAGAGCCTGTGGGGCCAACCACACCTTGTGCGCCTTGGGCACCAGTAGGTCCAGTAGGACCTGTAACGCCTTGTGCACCCTGTACACCAGTTGGACCGGTAGGCCCAGTATCACCTTGAATGCCTTGTGCGCCTGTAGGTCCAGTTGGGCCGACAGCACCAGTATTACCTTGAATACCTTGAATGCCCTGAGGGCCAGTAGGACCAAGATTACCTTGTGCGCCTTGTGAGCCGGTTGGGCCAGTAGGGCCAGTGACTGAAGGGCCTGTAGGACCTGTAGGGCCGTCACCCTTTAATGCGCGAACTACGATTGAATGCCCAGATGCAGGAGCAACAGCGAAGCTAAGTGTTGTGCCAGAAATTGTAAAGTCTGTAACTGGTTTTTGGGCAACACCGTTTAAATAGACAAGAACGTTATCTGTTACAAATCCAGCGCCGATTGTGAACGTTGTTGTGGAATTATCACCAGTAAACGAATATGTAATTGCCGAGAAGGGGTAACCAAAACCAGGGGCACCTGTTGGGCCTGTGATTGAAGGACCTGTAGGGCCTATTGCACCTGTTGGACCTGTGGGCCCAGCAACAGTTGAATCCGCACCAGTAGCTCCCGTGGGGCCGGTAGGACCGACGTTACCTTGAATACCTTGAATACCCTGAACACCTTGAACGCCAGTAGGACCAACGTTACCTTGGGCACCCGTAGGACCTGTAGGGCCTGTGACACCTTGGATACCTTGAGGACCAGTAGGTCCGGTATCACCTTGTACGCCTTGGGCACCCGTAGGACCTGTAGGGCCTGTGACACCTTGGATACCTTGAATACCTTGCGCACCAGTGGGGCCCGTAGGACCAGCAACTGTGGAGTTGGCACCAGTGGGGCCGACATTACCTTGTGCGCCTGTTGGGCCTGTAGGGCCAACGACGCCTTGAATGCCTTGCGCACCAGTAGGGCCGGTCACGCCTTGGATACCCTGTGCACCGGTTGGGCCTGTAGGGCCTGTAGGGCCTTGAACTGTAGACGCTGCACCGGTTGGGCCTGTAGGTCCTTGGATACCCTGTGCACCGTCCAGATTGATTGTCCAGCTTGTGTAAGTGCCAGAACCAGTAACAGACAGGGCGTCAAATACCAGCGCACCAGTTGTGCTGTTGTAAGAAACAACTGGACCATTTAAGTAGTTACCAACGGCACCGGTATAACTGACAATAATATTCTGAGCTTGGCTGTAGGAAAGCCCTGTGCCAATCGTGATTGATTTGTTATTTCCAATCGTGATTGCCAAAGAAGATGTACTGGTTGTTTTGTAACGGTCGCCAGCAGCGCCAGCAGCGCCTGTAGAACCTGTTGGACCAGTAACACCTTGAATACCTTGAGCACCTGTGGGTCCAGTTGGACCCGTAACACCTTGAATACCTTGAGTGCCTGTAGGACCAACGTTACCCTGAATGCCTTGTGCACCAGTTGGACCAGTTGGACCAACAACACCCTGAGTACCAGTGGGTCCAGCAACGCCTTGCGTACCTTGTGCGCCGGTCGGTCCGGTATTACCTTGAATACCTTGAGCACCAGTTGGACCTGTAGGTCCAGTTATACCTTGCGTGCCTTGAGCGCCAGTTGGGCCTGTAACCCCTTGAATACCTTGTGTGCCAGTGGGACCGACAGCTCCCGTGGGGCCGACATTACCTTGAACACCTTGAACACCTTGAGGGCCAGTGGGGCCCAATGAGCCAGTAGGGCCAACTACGCCTGTTGGACCTGTAGGTCCAGTTACCTGGCCTGCATCAATCCAAGCAGCACCGTTCCAAGCATACAAATGCCCGTTCGCGGAAACGACATACGTATCACCAGGATTATTGCCAGAAGCTGGCAAATCGTTGATCGTAGCAACAGTGCCTTTAATGGTAATACCAGTGCCTGCTGCACCAGTTGGGCCTGTCGGACCGGAAAGAGGACCAGCATCAACCCATGCCATCATGCGCTCCAAATATAAATTTTCCCTGTGGCAGCAACAAATACTGCTTGCCCGGGGCTACCTGTAGCAGGTAAATCTGCGTATGTTGCAACAGTCTGACTAATAGCAAGTCCAGAACCTGTCGCGCCCACAGGACCTTGTGGCCCCGTTGTAACAACTTCAACAATTGTAGGAGCAAGAGGGGTGTCTTCAACAATAAGACTTGTGTCTGACCCTAATTCTTCAACAATTGTGTAGCTCATCGAGTAACCTCTTTAGAAACCTCTACATCACCGTACAGTAAACGGGTGACAACACCTGTAGAAGAAACCAATTCTAGGTCGTATTTGCCTCGCTGCCAAGTAATAGCACCGGTGTCAGCAGCTGCCACCAGCAACTGAATTTTGCCTTGGCCAGGCGTGATAATGATTCGGTTATTTAATGTGGTCAGCTCAAGCAAAATGGTGCTAGAGCTCACAGTCTGCCTAATCTGCATACGGGCGGTATAACCCGACAGATTGATAACAGTTCCAGTGCTGTCTTTCCAGACAAATGTTTTGTCTAGCGTTGCACCTTGTTCAATAACAAAATCATATGCAGCGGCGGTCATACAAACCTTTGGAATTCAATTTGAACAGCAGCACGGGTCAAACCTTTTGCTACACGGGTACGAACTTCATTCATGCCGTCGCTGAATCGCTTCAAGTACAGCTGTGCAGATTTAGGTTCGTAGTAAGGCTGGTTGGGTGTATCGTACAAACGTGCACGTGCACCCAGGGTGATGATTTCGTAATAACGCTCAAAAATTTCTTCGTCAATTACAGACGATGAACGAGAAGGCACAACAGCTACGCGCAACTTAAGTTTTGCGGCTTCAGTAACTTTTGGTTTTGGGACCAAAGTAACTTCTTGTGTGCGGCTGCGGAAATAATAGTACGGATTACCGTCAAGATCATTCCAGTTGGATGTGCGGTAAATGCGGGTTAACTCTTCGACAGCTTTAGGGATCAACAACTGATCGCCATACCACGCTTCCATGATGTCTACAACTTTATATCCGACATCAGGTTCAAACCCATACACTGAAATCCCAGCAGTCATGTCCATTGGGCTAAGCTGAGTTTGCAGCACACGTGTCTTTTCGCAAAACTGAATTGTTGCATTACGAATTGCCTGCACAGCCACGATCTCAGGCACATCCTTAACAAACTGGACGACATCAGGCAAAAATGATTCGTAAGATACGTCGCTCATGTTTGTGATCCCGGTACAGAAATATTACGTGGGCTGAACGCGTTAACAGGGTTGTTAGTCGCTTCGGATTGAGTCTTAGCTTGTACAGCTGCAGTAAATGTTGCCAAGTATCCTTGGGCCAACTGCAAGCCAGGCGCATACTCAGCGTCTTTGCTACAGGCACGGAACAAAATGTAATCTACCAATGCAGATTGGAAGATATCAAAAATCGGAATCGTTTGTGACTCCGATGTCAAATTCGTTGGTTGAACTGAATAATTCAATTCAATATATCCAGTCCCATTGTTGGGTGGATATACATAAAACGCCAATTGATCTTGGACGTCATATGTATAGTTTTTAACTTCTGTTTTAGGAATCTCTGTGTGCCATGTGGGGTTAAACGCATCAAGCACTTCACGAGAAATAATACGAATAGCACGTCCAGGTGTCGTACCTGTTGTGCCCATATTGCGATAAATATGCAACAGCAACCAGCCGTCTGAAGGAATTAACTGCCGTGTTCCAGAAGTCAATAATTTCGAGACGGTGGTCGATGACGCACTTGGTTGTATGACTACGATTTGGCGCATACCATCGTTCAACCAGCTGAGTAATTCAGCACGGGTCCAACGAACATTGGCAATATCAGTTAACTGAATCGCCGCTTTGTTGAGAATGGTTTGAGCGGTTACCGTACCCATAATTCACCTTATGGTGTTACAGCAAGAGCTGCAACAATTGCAGGAACTTGAGTGCCAGCCCACAAACCTTGAACAACTAAATTGTTGGAGGTTGCGGTACCAGCATCAAGGCCAGTAATACCTAGAGCTTGTGTGTAAGTAAAACCTGCAGAAACTAAACCATCGATGTTGGAAGTAGTATCTTCAGCGATTACAGCTTGCGCTTGAGGCAAGGACAAACCACTAGAAATGAGATCGTCAATAATGGCCATGTTATCCTCCTTAGGTTAATAAATGGCAGGGGCCGAAGCCCCCGCCTCTCCGGAAGGAGTTTAACCTGCAGCGACCAACAAAGCCAGACCGTTTGCTTGTACGACGCTAGTGCCGTACACGTTCAAGCCGCGAACCAATGTACCGAAGTCATTGGGGTTCTGCAAGCTCTCAACCTTGGCGATCTGAGAAGCGAAGGTAATAGCAGACTTGTGACCGGCCATCACAGCGTGACGCTTAACTGCACCAGCAGAAGTAGCATCAGTACCAGTGTTGGGGTTCATCCAAGTTTTGCCAGCAGCGCCACGTGGAACCAAGTTAGACACATACACTGTGAAACGGTCGATCATGCCGATCTTGCCGTTACGCAACACGCTAGAAGCGTCGCCCATGAACTGAGCTTGTGCCAAGTTGGATTGCATCAGAATCTGACGCTCTGTGGGGGTGATGATCAACCAGCGGTCTGTCTCAGGAACGTTGGCTTCGTCCAACACGCTTGACAAAGCAGTAATGCTTGACAAGATGTTAGAAGCTGTCAATGTCACAGCGGCAGAGTCTGTACCGAGGTTATAGCCACCAGAGATAGCACCAGCGGTAGCACCTTGGTTAGCAGCAGCACCTTGGTTGAAGTTAGTGTACAGAACGTCTTTGTCGATCTGAATCTTCATCTGCATGGCAGCGTCGTTGGTGAACATGTCCATCAACTTGGGTTTGGCTTGCAACTCGAGAACGTTGTTCACGTTCACGCCAAAGTACTTACCTTTGTTGATAACCAACTGCAATGTGCTAGGAGCAGGAACTTCATAAGCCAAGTTTTGGCCAATAGAGTAGCTGTTGATAGTGATGGAAGGGATCGTGTTAATGATCACTGTATCACCCATGCCGGTGATATCACCTTGCCAGTCGGTATTGGCGATTTCACCAAAAACTGTGGCGGCATAGAATTTCTGGGCCAGCTTGCCGGACCAGAGGGCGGGGATGAAAGAACCGGAATAAGCGGTTCCAGAATAGGCAACCTGACCGCCGGGGGTGTTAAAACCACCGGAGTTAATGGGATAGGCTGCTGCTGCGGTTACTGTAGACATGGTCTAGTCCTTTTCTTAAAAACAAAAGTTACAAATTTGACCGCCATGTCTTGGGCATTCTTAACGAATTCGACCTTCGACTGTAGCGGCATGGATATCTCTCTCAATTTGCACCGCTTCTGCCTCATCGATCATTCCACGTCTCCATTCAGCATAAAACTCGTCAATATCTCGGGTTGAGTAGACTCGTTTATCCGCAGTTGAAGTTGTAGGAGCAGGCGACGTATGCGAGCGGGTCGGTGCTACTTGACGCTGAAGTTCTCGGTTAACCTGTGGACGCTGAGCTGGGGCCAACGTGGCTTTGTATTGCTTGAAGATCGTTGCAGTACGGTTCGCGTCAAGCGACTCATACGCATTGGTCAAAGCATACTGGCGAGGCATCCCATAAACTGGGTCTACTTCTGCCAACCATGCGAGGAAACCTTGATCTACGTTCATGGCTTCCCAATCTGGGACTTGCGCACTTAAAGCAGCTTCGTAGCGGTCTTTATCAGATACTACTTGGCGCTCGGTGACATTCCCCAGCTTGCCTTTCAACTCATTGATCTCGGCACGAAGTTGAGCTTCAAGGTCACGGCTTCCCGCTAGTTTCTGCTCAGTCGCACGGTCAATCAAATCCAACAAGTCAGAGCCAAATGCTTCTTTGTCTTGTTCAGTGATAAGAGTTTTTGCCGGAACTGGGTCCTGTTTCTGTTGTGCTTTCGCAACAGCCGCTTCAGTGATGAGCGTTTGAACCTGTTGGTTCAGCTCTCGCATCTGCGAATGTAAACGAGGCACCTCAGCGTCGTATTTGCCTTTCAGCGCGAAGAATTTGGATTGCCAAGTTTCTTCTGATACGTCAGGGTTTGGTTTCGGTTCATCCTCTTGCGAAATAGGTTGCGGCTGTGGTTCTGGATTGACTTCTGGGTTTGGGTCAGGTTGGGGATCAGTATCCGCATTCGGTGCGGGTTGTCCGTTCATCTGAGCTACCAAGGCGTCAGCTTGGTCAATTTGGTCCTGAATTACACGTGGCAATGCCATATTTCTATCTCCTTCGCGCCGACTACGCTTATTAAGCTCCGACTTTACGGTCAGCTTTTTTTGCTTACGGTCTGCTACTGTTACATTAAAAAATTTAGGTTCCCCGCGCCGACTTTACGGTCTGCGTGTCACCTGCGGGTTTTGGCAAACAGCATCTCTGCTTGGTCCACCATCTCAAGGAATTCCTTGAGTTCGAGGTTCCGGCCTTGCAGCCGGGACTTCATTTCTTCACCTTGCACATCACCAAGTCTTTCGAGAGTCTCTTGGCGACGCGCTTTCAAAAATTCTATCAGCGGTTGCATCTCGGGAGAGCGCAGCGTCGATAAACACCGCGCCACTCTGTCATCGATACGAACCATTTATTTGCACATGCCGTCAGTTTTAGCTTTTTCGGCTGTGTACTCGGAGCCACCGCGCTTCAATGTAGCGAAGATGTCGCCGTTGCTACCGCCGCCGCCGACTGAGCCGCCTTTAGACATGCCGTCAGTTTTAGCTGACTCTTGAGTGTACTCAGCTGAGCGTGACTCTTTTGGGTTAATTGCTTGCATTTGAATGCTCCTTTAATGATCGAAATGATATACCGGAAAACAGTGTTGTCAACTACCAACACCAGGGATTGCTGCAAAATTATTTGTCACGGGAGCACCATTCTGAAGTTGCGCACCGGGACCTGGGTTTGGTGGTGTACCACCTGCTTCTGCTTGACCAGTTGCCTGAGCAAGCTGTTGCTGCTGAGCGATCTGCGCTTGCTGTGCTTGCGCCATTCGCTGCTTAATGATTTCCACTGGCGGCACGATGCGGTCAGGGTTCATGTCTAGAGTTTTAGCGCCTTGGCGTAGCAACTCGGCAACGCCTTCTACGCCAATGATCTGCTGGGCAAACGGGCTGGTAAGCGCGATCTGCAAGAACTGGTTTTGACGAACTTGCGCTTGCTCTTTGACAATCAAAGAAACTGCGCCACGTGCAACGATGTTCACATCGCCTTTCAAATCAGGATCAGTACCGTAGCGCATGTTGTAATAATACAACCGCTCGACCACGGGCGAGATGACATTGTCATCAATGTTGGCCACAACCTGCTTGATGGCTTTACCGGCGTTGCTCATCAGCATACTCATACCAGAAGCAGTACGACCTGCACCGCCTGCGGGACTGTCGCCAGTCATGTAACGTGGAATGCCTGTGTACTCATCAGCCAAGATGCTGAACTTCTCAAACACTGCCATCAACTCTTGTGACAACGAGCTGGGCTGGAAGAACTGCATGGGTGGCGCGGAACCATTGAGCGGATCAGATGTGACTTGCCATACTTTCCATGGGTACATCTGTGTGATGTTCTCACCTTGTGGCAAACGGTCAATGTTGTAAACAACTTGAGGGCCAGAAGCAATAGACATGTTGTTCACCAATGCACGTGCAGTGGCATTACAAACATCCTGCGCATCACGGCACAGGTCAGCTACAGAGTTACCCCAGTACGCACCAGGAACTTCTTCGTAGCTTGCTTTGTAGTATGGACGACGGCCCAGTGGATCAGGATTGATAACTGCTTTGATAACCCAGTCTGCAATGATCCATGCTTCAACAGGATACTCAGCCAGTGGGTCAGGCACTTCATCATGAGACATGCCCCAGTCAAGCAACAACTGACCTTGCACGTTGCCCCAGAACTGCAGAGCATCAATCAGTTTCGATGGATTTTGCTGAACGCCCATGGTGGACTTACCTTCAGCAGCGGCCTTGTTCATGTCAACGTAAATCCAGTCACGCAGACCGCCTTTACCATATGTCTCAAGCACTGCGCGAATAGCACCTTCGCTATAACCTTCAACGCCAATCATGGCTTGCAAGTCAGCGCGAGATAATTTGTGACGCTCAATCAAGTCACCCTGATTCACGTCCGATGCATCAGCAGATGGATAAATGTTAAATGGGTCTACACGCTCCCACTCCATCACCAATTCTTCTGTCTGATCTAATGCAAACTGACCATCTTGTGTCGGAACCCATTTGAGTTTCGGACGCTTACGAATGATGGGGCCTTTGATGAACGCTGATGGAAACGTTGTAATGTCATCAAGAAATTCTGAGAACGCTTTAGACCAATTGCCTTCTTGCAGCTGGTCTTCCATCTTCACTTCCATGCGCTCTGCTGTGCGCTTGGCCAAGTCTTTCAGATGCGACAGCGCCATGTCTTTCATTTCAAGCAAACGCTCACGCACTTGCTGATCCGTTGGCGGTGTACCATTCAAATACAACTGCTCAACTTCTGCTTGAGCCTGCGCCAAGATGCCTTCTACTTCATTAGGAGGTAAGTCAGGCAGTGCTGTGGGCTCGATGGTCCAAGGCTTGTCTTCTGACGCTGTAACCAATGTATCACGCAACCAGCTGGACGCTGCACGGCACTTGTTCGATGTGATCATCATGTAGATGGTCGAACTGCCTTGTTCCCGCAACTGCGCTAACTTATCAGGGTCATATTCACCGCGACGTGCACGCACTGACTTGAGCATCTTAATCTCAGAAGTCATCTGCTTGGCCATCATGGATGACATCCACTGTTTGCGAATGTATCCGTTGAGTGCTTGAACAACAGGCTGCGAATTCGCTTGCTGTGCTGCTGCACGTTCCTCCGCCATCGCTTTGAGCGATTTAATAGTGACAAGGCCACCACCCGCCGAGATAGTCCCCGGCGCGGCAGAATTCGTCATGTTCAAGCCAAGTTGCATAGTGCTACCTTACCAATATTCTGGGATGTGTCAAGTCCACGCGTAATCGACGCGTTTAACTTCAACGGCTTTTCTCTGCCACGTATCCCCGGTTACGTTTCCATCCGCATGTAAACATGCATACTGATGCGCATCAGCAATGTGGGAATGCGAGTTTTTCTCGGGCTTATCATCAGCCTCGCCGTTCTGACGGATTTTATACCTATAACCGCCGCGAAGGGAAGCAATTAAATTTGTACAACACGGATCAATTAGATGACCTGGTTTGCCATCCACCGTTCTAGTGAGCATCTTATCGACTGCATTGATACGTGCCACAACGCTGTTCGACTTAGCAGAAATGACTCTAAACCCTTCTGCACGCAGAATATCAAACACTGAGCGCTCATCTGTCTGCGCCCTCTGCTGCCCTGCCGGGTCGCCAATGATCAACACGTTCATCCCGGGAAACCTATTGGCCAGCAGCGGTTTAAGTTTCTCACGGCAGAACCTCAGTGTCCCCATGCCGTCCGAGACTAAGTCTGCAAAGGTAAGTAGTCGACCTTGTGCGTCCACCTGATTGATCGTACACGCGGGGGTGAGCCCAAAGTCCATACCAATGATAAGTGGGTGAGTCTGTAATTTAATGTGGTTGAGCGTCTGTTTAGCGACATGTACGTCACGGTTAAAGGCCCGAAAGACCGGCTGACCCGAGAGTGACTTACCAAACTCTCCGTGTACGTAGACGTCGATCCAGTCTTCACTTTTACCCTCACACAAATTCTCGTAGT